TCCACCGACTCCACCTTCGTCTCCGACCAAAAATGTCTATCAACATAGATATTCACCGTCATATAAGACTGCACCTCCTCCGCCCCCGCCGGGTCCGAGTGCGCGTGTTGTAGGTGATAGTGGCAGATCATATAGTCCTGCGCCATCTGTTGCTCCGACTACTACCGTTATCAACAATCATAGCAACAATGATTTATTGACTGGCGTTCTCCTTGGCGAAGCACTGGCAAGTCATTCGTCGCACAGTGACCATACCACGGTGATTGAGCGTGATATCTACCATGATTCATCTTCAACATCAAGTCGTGACTCAAGTTGGGATGCCCCCAGTAGTTCTAGTCGTGATAGTAGTTGGGATGATACTTCAAGTAGGGATTCAAGTTGGGATGATACTTCAAGTAGGGATTCAAGTTGGGATGACTCCAGTAGTTCTAAGCGTGATAGCAGTTGGGATTCTGATTCTTCTTCAAGCTCTGATAGCAGTTGGGATTCTGACTCTGACTCTGATTCTTCTTCAAGCTCTGATAGCAGTTGGTAATATGAAAATATTTAGTGCAGTAATATCTTTGGTATGTCTTACATTAGCTACGATTGGGTATCATTACAAACCAGAAGAAGTTGATGTATATACCGCGAACTATGTGGTAAGCCTTCTGAACTTCTTAGTATGGAGAATGACATGAGCAAAATCTATATGGTGGAAACATTTGTAACTCACAGAGTAGTTTACGCTATTGAGGCTTCCAGCGAAGAAGAAGCAAGAAATAAAGTAATACCCACGTGTAATCAAGATGATACCATCATAGAGATGACTCAAAATTGTGTAGGAGAGGGAATTTTCTCGTCAAGAAAAGTGACTGAGAAAGAATATCTCCGTGTTTTTGACGAAGAAAACCCAGAACGGAACAAATGGTCCGTAGAAAGTAAATTAAAAATTATTAATAGGTGAAAATATGAATAAAAAATATGATGGTGGTGTAGCATTTCCAGTCTCAGCTAATGAGTATCGCCCCGGTAATCCATGGCTTGGCATGTCTCTTCGTGATTGGTATGCTGGAATGGTGATTCAGGGACTGCTCTCAACCACTCCGAATGGCTACGGAGATATGAGTCACGAAGAACGTGCAACATGGGCGTTTGAACAGGCTGATGCATTGATTGCAGAACGGCAGAAGAATAATGCACAGGGATAATCATAAGGCACTCTTAGTAGAATGCCTTGAACGATTTGAAGCAGAATATGGTTCTCAGATGACAAGCTTGGGACCAAATTTCCAATCATTCATGAAACGGCTTCGGGTCGCGGTTCATGAGGAACCGCTCGTATCAGAAGATACTTTGGATGCGTATAACGAAGAACGGTTAGTGTCCAAATTTGACAAAGAAAGCCTTTGATGATATAAAGTTGGGGATAGTGGATCAAGCGATTCATCTAGTTCAAGTTCAGATTGGTAAATTATTTACTGCTCTATAGCAGGAATGTATAAATACATCATATGGATAAGAGGAAGATATGATGTATTACACTATATATGAAACCAAGAATTTAATTACCGAACAGATATATGTTGGGCAACATGTTACTGATAATTTAGAAGATGGTTATCTTGGCTCAGGCATCAGACTGATTAACTCAGTTAATAAGTATGGTAAAACCAACTTCGCTAAACGTATTCTTCACATTTACGATAACTTCAATGATATGGATAAGAAGGAAGAAGAATTAGTGGACTTGGAATTCGTTAAACGAGCCGACACCTTGAATGTCATTCTTGGTGGCAGTTCAGGTGCTAAATTTACTGTTGTTGTATCATATAAACATACACCCGACGTATATTTTAGAATTTTATCATCTGAGTATGATCCAGAAGTATATACAACGCCAACCAGTGGAACATTGTGTGTTTATAGAATATCCGATGGCAAGAAGACAAGGATAACATCAGATGAATATAGATTAAATCGGCACTTATATAGAACGACTTCATCTGGGAAGGTTACTATAGAACATATGAATTCTAATATCACTGAAAGTATACCTCTTGAAGACTTTGATGAAAAGAAACATAAAAAAGTTTTTGGTGGAATAGTAGTTAAGGATAATGGGGTAACTCGCTATGCGACAGCAGAAGAATACTATAATACTGACCACAATCTGATTCATACCACGAAGAATACTGTTACAGTTACCGTTATCGCAACGGGCGAAAAGAAACACGTTACCGTTGATGAGTTCTATGCGAACAGAGATGAATATCTAACCAATCATCAAGGAAAAGTTCTTGTCCGACACAAGATAAACGGAGAGTCCAAATTAGTCAACTGTGACGATGTTCATTTATACAGAGACGAATGGGCAATCGGGACAGAAGGACAGCGTACAGTTTATAGTATCCCTGATAAAAAGTTTATGAATATATCGGTTGATTCCTACAATTCAACAATTCATAAGCTCGCACAAGATAAAAAAGCTATATGTTATAACGCAGATGGAACTATTAAATTTGAGTTCTGGGGAAACAAGAAAGAATTCTTGGAATTATTTAAGGTTCCAGTGAGCATCTGGGACGTTCTTAGGACAGAAGGAACAGTAACAATGAATAGTAAAAAAACGCGCTCGTTCAACGGTTGTTATTTTAAGTTGATAGACTGGAAGAAAGAACTTGACACTGATGTTGATTAGTGTTATCGTATTATATTATCAGAGATAGACTTTGATGTACTTAATCTAAAGGAGTTTTAGAAAATGAAAATTAATCCAATTTTGAATAGTGATTCATATAAATTCAGTCAGTGGACACACTATCCACCGAACACAGAAATTATTTACAGTTATATTGAATCGCGTGGTGGTATTTGGGATCATACCTTGTTCTTTGGACTTCAGGGATTCATTAAGGAATATTTACTTGAACCAATCACTCAAGAAAACATTGATGAAGCAGATGAAGTCATTACAGCCCATGGTGAACCCTTCAATAGAGAAGGATGGGAATATATTCTTAAAAAGCATGGCGGACGTCTGCCAGTTCGCATACGTTCAGTTAAAGAGGGCAGTATAGTTCCTGTTAAAAATGTTTTGCTAACGATTGAAAATACGGATCCCAAATGCTATTGGTTAACGTCGTTCTTAGAAACTGCACTACTTCGTGCGGTGTGGTACCCAACCTCTGTAGCAACCAATAGTTGGATCAGTAAGAATATTATTCGTAAGTGGGCGGAAAAAAACGGTGATCCTACCAATATGGATTTCCGTTTACATGATTTTGGCTCACGTGGTGTATCAAGTTTAGAAAGTTCTGCTATCGGCGGTGCCGCTCATCTTGTTAATTTTAAAGGAACAGATAATGTGGTCGGTGTTTTATATGCGAAAAACTACTATAGTGCAGGTATATCAGGCTTCAGTGTACCTGCAACTGAACACAGTTGTGTCACTTCTTGGGGCCGGGATAATGAAGTAGAAGCATATCGCAACATGATTCGGAACAATCCAAATGGGATTGTCTCTATTGTATCCGATAGCTACAACATCTACAATGCTTGCGAAATGTTCGGCACCGTATTGAAACAGGATATCATTGACAATAATGTCCAATTAGTGGTTCGGCCAGATAGCGGAAACCCTCCTATGGTAGTTCTTGAATGTCTAAAGATTCTCAGTAACTTCTTTGGTCATACTATCAATGAGAAGGGGTACAAGGTGATCAATAATGTCAAGGTTCTTCAGGGCGATGGAATTAACGCGGAAATGATTAATGCCATTCTGGAAGAGGCCGATTCGTATGACTTTAGTGCTGATAATATTCTGTTTGGCCAAGGTGGAGCACTGCTTCAGCAGGTCAACCGAGACACTCAGAAATGGGCTATGAAGTGCTCCGCCATCAAGGTCAATGGGGAATGGCGCGAAGTTTTCAAAGACCCTATTACTGATCCCGGCAAGTCATCCAAGAAGGGTAGAGTTACTCTGTATAAGGAAAATGGTCGTTATTACAGTGGTGTTGAAGATTGGCCCACGCCGGTTCTTCGGACAGTGTTTGAAAATGGCAAACTATTGATTGACGACGATTTTGAAACCATTCGTGGCAGAGTTATCCTTTAACTCTGTCACAATTTGGTAACAAATGGACCAATAAATAATTGATTATGAAAAAAGCATGCTTACACATTCTAACAACGGTAATTATAACCATCCTCACTGAGCTTGTCACTTATCAAATGGCAAAGCATTTCAAAAAAGATTGACAACTCCATAAAATAATGCTAAGATTAGCATTTATAAACAAGGAATTATCATGGCTACTGAAATATACGTCAATTATAATGAGCATACCTATCATTCTGAATATAGCACTGAGAGGTACGGCCCTTGGTCTGAATCTAAAGACTATGAAGTAACCGGAGTTAGCTTAGAGAAGCCAAAAAATACTTGGCAATACGAAAAAGTAACGGTTGATTTTGATCCCAATCAGGGAGAGGCTGTATTTGTTGTCTATATGATCTATAGTTCTGGAGATTCTTTTGGGAATTCAACCGGAAATGGTGAGATTATATGGGTATTTGACAACTATTATGACGCCTGTGAAGCCGCCAAGGCTATTCGTCAAAACAAAGATGAGTATACTATAAAGTTTACGACTACTATGGGTGTTGAAATTCAGATGTCTAACCCTGCGTCTGGGTATTTTGAGGATCTCTCATCGGTATATGTAGAGATGTTCAAGATTGATGATCCACATAGTGGAAAAACTGAGTTCTAAGGAAAAATATGAAATTTATATATGTTTTTATTAATATTGCTGTATCATTTCTCCTTATCGGAGTAGTGACACAAGTAATTCCTACTCTCATCTCGTCTGCGAACGACGCAGATGTTGCAATAGGGTTAGCGTTGATCGTTGGTATTCTTACCTTCGGTTTTTTTAAACTACATGAAGTTATTGACTATTTTAAAGGTGTAAAATGAGAATTATTGTGACACTACTGTTTGTTATCGCGTCTGTCGTTATGATGACTGGATGTTCTAAAGTTCCATCTGGTAACGTGGGTATCATTGTCCACATGTTCGGCGGCGATAAGGGCGTAGACTCTGAGGAAGTGGGCGTCGGTCGTTACTGGTTGGGTTTCAATGACGAACTCTATTTGTTTCCAACCTCTCTCCAAAATTATGTATGGACAGCTGATACAAGAGAAGGAAGTCCGACTAATGAAGAATTCACTTTTCAGACCAGAGAAGGGTTGGTAGTCCATGCCGACATTGGTATTTCTTACTCCGTGAATCCAAAGAGGGTGTCCGAGGTATTTCAGAAGTATCGGCGTGGTATTGACGAGATCACTCATGTGTTCATTCGTAATCAAGTTCGCGATGCGTTGGTCTCTGTGGCCTCTACAAAGCCCATTGAGTATGTATATGGAGAAGGGAAGGCTGATCTGATTAAGGAAGTTCAGCAGATTGTAAAGGAACAGAACGGAGATCTATTTGACATTCAGCAGATTTCTTGGATTGGTGAATTACGCCTTCCAGAGTCAGTTGTAGAAGCAATCAATGCAAAGATCAATGCCACACAGAAGGCAATGACACGTGAGAACGAGATTCAGGAAACCAAAGCAGAAGCTCAAAAGAAGATTGAAGCCGCACGTGGTGAAGCAGAGTCTAAACTAACGGTAGCAAGAGCAGAGGCTGAAGCAGTTAGAATTCAAGGCGAAGCCGAAGCAGATGCGATTGAAGCAAAGTCAAAGGCATTGAATGCCAATCCACAGTTGGTTCAATATGAAATCGCTAAAAATTGGAATGGCAAATTGCCAGAAACTACAATGGGCGTTAATTCTATTCCATTGTTAAACATTAAATAGACGAGGGGGCTTATGCCCCCTTTTTCTTATACGTTGGTCCTTTAACAATCCTGTCAGAATCAGTAGATTTCCAACGCTGTCTTTGTATACTAAGGTTATCTGGCTCTGATACTGGATCAATGATCACAATAGTACCATCGGCACGTTGCATAAAATTATTCATACTTGGATCGGGATGTCCCATAACCATTCCACTTTTAAATATATCCTGCCAAGCATTCCACAAACTTGGAATCCAAGGGTAGTTTCCTGATAGTTCTCTGAACGTATACTGTGGCTCAACATCATAGTCATCTTCATCTGCATTAGAGTCACCGTTATCTTGCCCATTGGGTAATGAATATGGAGCATAATTCAGGTTTGGTGCCTCACATAGTTGTACAGCAAAGTCACTTCTTGATGGACTCATCTCTTGCAATTTCTCTATGACTATCACTGTAAATTGATCGGGGTCTATTTCAGCACGACGATAAAATGCATGCAAGTTTTTCACCTTTTTTATGTGTGGATAATGATCGTTTGGATGTTGAGATACAAAGTTAATGAAACTCAGATAAGCTGGATCATTGTCAATAACTTTATAAACATAGTTGGGGTCTGAACTACTAAGAACATATCCATATGCACCCATGCCAAGTATTTTCATACCGAAGTTGTTAGCGAGAAGTCCCATTACTTGTAATGCACTAAGGTCATGATACTTTTTTACGCCTGTTAATTCATCAAGTTGATCTTCGTCAACAGCTTGAGTACGATAGTGCGGTCCTTTGATGTCGTATGGAACATCGTGCCATTTATTAGACTTCACGGGAAATGATGAACTATTTTCATCATATACTGGGTCATTGATTATGATAGTTCCATCTTTTCTCTGCATGAAGTTACCAGCATGCATATCGGTTTCGCCGATACCCCAAGAAAGGACTTCGTCTACTGCCTCCATCAATGATGGGATCCAATAGTAATCTTCTGACATTTGTTCATATGTCAATCTGTCGTAATTTCTGAGACCACCCGGAGTATAAGGTGGAACATCGTCAAGGTGTTCACCCGCCATGCGAGAGCAAAACTCTGCTATACTCGGGTCCAATTCATATAATTTCTCTAATTCAACAACAACGAATTTATTTGGTTGAATATTATATCTCTTGTAGAACGCGGTCATCATGCGTGGCAAGCCACGTGATTTCGGAAAGTGTTCATTGGGATGAGATTTTGTTAATTCTAAAAACTGTAAATACGCATCATCATCTTCAAACACCTTGACTACGATATCTGGATTTCTCGTTTGTATAACCGTTCCCAGTGCACCAGAGCCAAGAATTTTAAGCCCATAATCTTCTGCAACTTGGACCATTAATTCACTAGCGGTTAAGTCATGATATTTCTTCACGCCGGTTAATTCATCAAGTTCTTGCTCTTCGCGGATACGACCACGTGGTTCACGCGGCGCTGGTTGGAATTTCTGAAAGCGACCCTTAGCACCGCGAATCATAGGACCAATAGGTCTTAGACCACGTGCAGTCTGTGTAGCCGCAATCTCAGTTCCGTTGTTGAAACTGTTGCTCCAACTTCCAGCACGTTTTCCTTTGTTCTTCCTACGTTCCCAGTTCCATCCGGCCAAATGTCCAGAGCAATCTTTTGTGCATGGAGATCCAAAGAACGTAAGTCCTTCGTCTACACCACCCAGTGCTTCAATTAAGTCTTTTATTTTCATATGGATATTTATCCAAGGATCGCATAATAAAACGGTAATACAGTTCGGCTAAATACTGTATTACAAAGGGAAATTTATGACAACCGTATGGATTTTGAGCAAGAAAGATGAATTTGAATATGAAAACTCACGCCTATTAGAGAGCTTTCTGAGTAAGGGTATTCAAGCGACCCTCGTAGATCCAAATGCGTTTGATATCATTGTCAACAAGGATGCAGGGCAAACTATACGATACAAAGGAAGTAAAGTAGAATTGCCAAAGATACTTCTGGTTCGTTATGGAGCCGGAATTTCTAAGTTCATGCTTGCATTGATACGCCAATTAGAGAAAGCGGGGGTAGTTTGCATCAACTCCGCCGACCCAATTGAGAGAGTGAAAGATAAGCTACAAACATCACAGATATTGAATCATCATGGAATAGCCATTCCGAATACGATGATGGTTAGGTTTCCAGTGGATTTTGAGGCTGTCAAGGAAGAGATAGGATTCCCATGCGTTGTGAAGATAATCACTGGGAGCTATGGTGATGGTGTGCATTTGTGCGAACGGGAAAAGGATTTTAGAAAGCTGATGGAGTTCACAGAGATCCTGAATTCCACGAAAACGCTCATAGTCCAAGAATACCTCGGAGAGCATCCGGGAGAAGATTTACGTGTGTTGGTTATAGGTGGTAGGGTAGTGGGCGCAATGAAGCGTACAGCGCCAGAGGGGGACTTTAGAGCCAATATAACTAATGGCGGGACGGGAGAAAAATTTATCGTAATAGATGAAATTGACTTCATTGCCAGAGAGACAGCCAAGGTGTTGAATCTTGATATAGCAGGGGTGGATCTTCTTTTTGACTCAAGGGGATTCCGCGTCTGTGAAGCAAATTCAAATCCCGGATTTCTTGGGTTTGAAAAATATTGCGACGTGGATGTTGCAGACATCATTACGGAATATATACGATTCAAGTTGGCATGATAAGTAATTGACTATGATCAATTACGAAGACATATTATCTTTGCATATAGAGTTATCTACACGTTGTCAAGCGCAGTGTCCAATGTGTCCAAGAAACTATTTCGGAATGACCCACAATAGCGGATACCCCGAAGTAGAACTGTCACTTGACAATATCAAACAGATTCTGACAGAGAATGACCTATACAAGCAGTTATCTGCTATTACGTTCAACGGAAATCTAGGTGATTTCAGTCTCAATACCCAAGCATTGGATATTGTAAAGTTTACGCAGACTCTTGGGATTCCAAAGATTTCTTGTTCAACGAACGGTAGCACACATACTCCAGAATGGTGGGAGCAATTGGCTATTCCAAATGTTCAAGTAATATTCGCGCTAGATGGCCTTGAAGATACCCATACCCTCTACCGGCAACAGACGGTGTGGAAGAAGGTTATTGAAAACGCCAAGGCTTTTATTGATGCTGGTGGAAAGGCTGTCTGGCAATTTATTAGATTTCAGCACAACATGCATCAGGAGCAGACATGTCGGGACATGGCTGACGAGATGGGTTTTGTCGGATTTGATTTGATTGCTTTGGAGACCAGAAACCAAGGCCCAGTGTTCGCCAAGGATGGACAAAGCATAAGTCACTGGCTCGGGCAACCGGGTCATCCTCAGATGACTGTGGGTCCACAATTAGAAAGTCACAATGGTTGGGCCACTGAACAGGATTATGACAGGCATATCACTAGACAAATTGACTATATAGATTGCCATACAGTAAATAGAAAGCAGGTATATATTTCCGCAGATGGTTCGCTGTATCCATGCTGTTGGCTCGGGTTCTATCCGAAGACCATGACACATCCGGGAAACAATCAGACCAAGCTGATAATGGAGAACAATAATGTTCTGGAAAATGGATTTAAAAAGTCAATGGAATGGTTTACATCCGTAGAAAAAAGTTGGGAACAACCTGATTGTAAGAGTGGCAAGTTGTACACCTGTATGAACACATGCGGACGGTGCAAGTAACTGCCACTCTTGATATCTTATCTATTTAAAATATAGCAAGAAACTTCAAATCCAAGTCTAATGTCATTGTAAGTAGGTTTTGTCCACATTTTCTTTCTCCAATAAAAAAGGGATGGTATTAACCATCCCTTTATTTAGTATATCTTAGGTGCTGGCCTGAAGGATATACTTGCCGTAACGCTGGTGGAACTCATCAAAGTTCTTCAGCAACATGGGCTTGAACGGCAGATCGTAGGTGGTCAGTGCAATACGAGCACCCATTACAACCAGTTCGGTTTCAAAGTTCTTCATCATGTAAGCGAAGAAGTTATCGGCCATCGCGTGGAATTCCGCTTCGCCAATCTTATCCTCTACCGCGTTCTTCAGTTCATAACACATTGAGATGACCAAAGAGTACATTGCAGACACTTCCTTCACATCCAGATCCTTGGTCTTGCCAGAAAGGATGTCAGCAGGCTGTGGCATACGGCTTGCGATCTTACGGTGTTGCATGAACTTAACTGCCAGACCTTCTCCCACCGTACCTGCAATCAGGTTGGTCAGCGTATCGTCATCGGTATCTTCGTCCATGAGGAATTCGCTGGCGAAGGTCCAAGACCGTGGGGTTGCGAATGCCCGTGAAGATGACTTAGCGTCAAAATCATACAGATCCTGCTTTGCAAAGGTCAGGTAACCAACAACGTCCTTGTGAATACCAGACTTGATTGCCCATTCCTGCCATGAATTGAAATCACAGCGCATTTCAAGATGGGTGAAACGGTTGGCCAACGGAGTTGGCATACGGAAAGTAACCCCCTTGTCAGACTCACGGTTACCAGCCGCTACGATAACGACATTTTTAGGAAGTACATACTTGCCGATCCGACGATTGAGGATAAGCTGGTATGCCGCCGCCTGAACAGATGCCGGTGATGCGTTCATTTCGTCAAGGAAAAGAACGATAACTGGATACTGGTCGGCCATTTCCTGAGTAGGAAGATCCACTGGCTCGGCCCAGTCCATCTTCCCGTTATCTTTGTTATAAAAAGGAATACCACGAATATCGGTGGGTTCCATCTGACCAAGCCGAAGGTCAATCATGTAACCGCCGAGTTCTTCGGTAATACCGGCTACTACTTCTGACTTACCAATACCGGGCGGTCCCCAAAGGAATACAGGACGCTGTTTCTTGAAAGCTTTCAAGAGTGAACGCTTGGCTTGGGTTGAAGTAACTGTTCTTGCATCTGACATGTGTGTTTACCTATGTGTTGTTAAAAAGAAAATATAGCTTAAATGAAAAGATTAAATTTGTCAAGAAGTTTAGATCACTTCTTCTTCATAGACACTCTCGCGGAACTCATCAAATGTCATATAAGCGACACCAACTCCCTTGCTGTTGAGTCTTCCTTCTGCCTTGATGCGACCCAGTGTCTTGTTAAAGTTGTCGCTAGGATGGCAGAATGAATATGCATATTCAACACCATCTCCATTAGAGATTTCGCGAAATGCTACAGTAAAACCACCCTTGTTATGTGGCTTGCCATTGACAATCTTCCGACGATGAATAAAATTTACCTTGCTCATATTAACTCCTACTTGTTGTTGAAAAAATTAATGTTGTTGAAAGAAAGAGTAGTCTACCATATCAATTCTTCTTCGTCAACCCCATCTGAAAGGATATTCCAGACTTTTATCTTTTCATGATATCGCTTCAATCCGGGCCAATCGTCTGCAAAGATAGTTACATGGTAGCCAAAACGTTGCAGTCCGTCTTGGAATCCACCACCTCCGCCAGTACCAGTATGAATGCCAGTGTGGGAACCAGAAAAAAGATCACTGCCGACATAAAATCCATCAAATTCTTTTGGCCATTTGATACTCCATTCAATGCGGCCAGTCCATCCGGGGTAACCAGTGGGTTTCCCTTCATCGCGGCCACTCCAATTAGTAACGCCATTAAATGGAGCACTGTGTGAATTGGAAACTTGATCTGACCAGCGCATATTAAACTTTGTAAATTCTACCAGTTCTGGAATGGGCATGACGACACCTTTTCTCTTGGTCTTGCCTATATGTTTCCAATGCCATGAATCTGCTTTGGAGGCATCTGCCCAGAATCTCATCTGGTTATCAATAATGAATTGTTGCAGATCACCAATGCTCATTTCGGTCTGGTGAGCCTGATCCCACCAAGCTTGAATTTCTTCATTCTTGATTTCAATAGCTCTACGAACCCTACGTTCTCTTGCGAGTTTGGCGAGATGGGATTTGTATTTGGACTTGTCTTCAAACAGCTTTCCTGTCCTGTCGCATTTATAGACACTGACAATAGACATTTTTTTGCCTCTTGATTTTGGTTATATTGAAGTCTCTGATATTCGTCAAATGCTTCTGGAGAGTTATCCAGAAGCATTTTCTTGATCATTGACAGATGTTTTTGTGAGTCCATTGGACCTCCTACATAGTAGGACCGTTTCCATTACGGAAGCCGATCTGACCACCTTCTGCACTAATTCTTTTCATTACCTCTTCAAAAAGAATCGGAGCAAAACCAGTTTGCTCCACACAAACACAGTGGTATCTGGTGTCAATCTCTCCATTTGGAAGCAACACTCTATTTGAGTGCGTATGTCCATGGATATTTGTACCAAATCGCCCAAGACTGTCAGCACTAACAGGAATATGAGACAGAATCATGCCGTTCATGACATGATATGCTCGTATGTCCCGAAAATGTTCAACATACTCTGACAATCTGAAGATGTCATGGTTTCCCTTGATCAACACCTTATCTCCATTGAGACGCCGAAGAACTTGCAATGCTTTTCTGTTAATAACAACGTCACCAAGATGGTAGACCTTGTCTTTTGGACCAACACGATCATTCCATAACTTGATCATTGCCTCGTCCATCTCTTCGGTGGTGTCCCATGGACGTAGTTTTGTCACACCATCGTTGCACATGAACTTACATACACCGAGGTGTCCAAAATGTGTATCTGACGTAAGCCATACCGATGGCATAAAAACCTCCTAAAAATAAAAAATTAATTGTATACCGAGAACTACGGTCTGTCAACCCTTTCGTAATGAATCAGTTCTGAATCACGATGGGTTTCTTTGAATCCAAGCTTTTGTAGGATACGGATGCTGGCCAGATTATCGTATCTGGTGTTTGCTGTGATTGGCTTTTTCTCGGCAAGATCATGTTTGATGACATCTTCTACAGCCATCGTTACTATGCCACGATTTCGGTAAGCCAATCCTATCCAGTATCCTATTATGTATCTATCATCTTTTGTGGCTACCTCAATTGCACCGGCAAATAGCCCATTGACACGTATAGCGAATATCTTTAATAGGTTGTTATCAAGGATGTTTTTAAAATGATTAAAGAATGTCTCATATGGCAGATATTGAATTTCCTTTAGCTCGTAGATATGCCCGAGGTTTTCAGATATCGTGAGATACATGCTTGATATATCTTCTTCTGTCAGTTGACTGACAGTAATTGTCATGATTTATTTTGTTTAAGAAGATAGAGTGTGACTTCTGGACCCTCTAACAGAATACAGTCATCTGAATAACGGCTGTAGGTTCTATCCTTGCGCCATGGACTTGGTTCCTGACCAACCTCGGCTATTTTGATCATTTTTGGATTTAATTTTTTGACCACGCCGATTGACATATTGTTGTATTTGTGGAATGCAACGCATGAATCTACGTTTATTGACTTTCCAATTCTATCTTTGTGATCTGGTGGTTGTTTCTTTGGTTTCACTATATTAACTCATGTATGGGCCAAAAGTTTTTTGATAATTTGTGCCTCTAATTCTATCCAAAAGATCCATATACTCGTTATATTGTTTGTGTAACTCTGGATCAAACTTAGATGATTTAATCATGTTTAAGATAAATTCCTGTTGTGTATTATCTAATAATGTAGAATTATATGCCCATTCTTGGAATTTTTCAATATGTTTTGGTGTAACCGAATCTAAAGTCAGCCTAGGGTATCCTTGAACTGATGTTAGATTCACATGCATTGATTGAGAATGTGCATACTCAATAAGTTCAGGGAGTGAATATACGCTTGCATGCTGAAATGTATGATTTATATTTAACTTTGCTTGCGGTATATCAGTTTTGATCATATTAATATTTTTTTGTATATCATCCCATTTACTAGGAAACCGAAGATAATCGTTTAGTCCTCCAATACCTTCTATACTTGCATATATGAAAATATCAGTGAATTCCATTAGCCTTTCGCGAAGTTTGTCTGGAACCACAGTTAGATTTGTATTAAATGATAATATAACGCTATCTTTTTTATGAATCATTTTATCCAAGAAATTAACAACTTCTGGAATAATGAATGGTTCACCTCCAGTGATATTAATATGCATGACATCTGAAAGCAGTTTTGTGCTGAATTCATTGAATTCTTCTGTCTCCCAAAACTTCGGTGGCATAGGATAACTATCATATATTCCTATTTTATTAAATTCTTCTTTGTATTTCACTCTCTCGGCATACACGGTTGAACTGGATTTAGGAAAGCAAGTTACGCACTTTAGGTTGCAATAATTTCCTAATCGTAACTCTACGTGATATATAGGGTTGTTGGCATCCGTCGGATTATTGGGATCAATCGCTAATATACTTCTTCCGATGTAGCGATTATTAAGCCTATTTCGTAAAGTTAATCCACCGGCGTCCTCTTCTTGCCAACATTTAGAGCAACCAGAATGTCTTATACCATTCGTGGCATCATCGTGCATTCTGCGTCTGGTATTGTTGCAATATGATTCGTATTCCGTGAAATCATATGTTGTGATCTTTGGCTCTACTTTTTGTGGTAGGTATTGACAGCATGGATCTAATGTGCCATTTTGGTTTATGCATATAGAATGATATGTGGCCATGCATTCATATTTAGGACGATCTGACATGATTAATGTGTTGAATGATAAGAGGTGCCCAGAATTCACAATCTTGCGTAGTAACACAGAAATCAAAGGTCTTGGGTGCTACGAATACTGAATTGGTGTCTGCGAATCGGGACTCTTGGAGTGTGTTTACCCAGATGGTATAGTCAGCATCGTATATCTCTCTCATCTCTGGTAGAGGTGCTACAAAATCTGCCATTACATAATCGTTATCTGATTCTTCGGATAGCTCACGCATGCGCCTCGCTTGGCGCAATCTGCCTTCGTGACTGAAATCCCAGTCATTATATTTCTTTCTTATTT